CCATACCAGAATACAAACAAACTGAAATATTCAATGATCTTAATAAGTATCTGGTGAAAAGGAACAACACTGAAACTGATTCTAAAACAAAAGAATTGAAGGTGATTGACCCAAAACAGGGTGTTACAAGCAAAAAAGAGGTGTGGAACCCTTACCAAAGTGCTGTATACATCCCGTTTAAACAAAAAGATCCGCTTCTGGATTTCAGAATTATGATGGATATGCAAACTCCAGCTATCAGTGCCACAAGATGTGTTCCGGTAGACTGCGATGTTGCAACCAGAATTTCAGAACAAAGCTTAACTCTTATCACAACACAAGAGGCTGAATGTGTCATACCTGACGAAGGACACATCAATGATCGCGGACTCATTCATCGTCACAGAGCTCCACCAATGATCGGTCCATGTAATATGGAGGTAGATGTTCAGAATTACGATATTGGAGATGAAAATATTCCAGCCCAAGCTAGATATCCTCACGTCTATAGGGCGCATCAACATGGAAGATTCCCTTAGCCGTTGCCCGAATCTATATCAGATAATGCACACATTATCGATAATATAGGATCTACTGTCGTGGATATGTCCAAAGTTACATTCAGGAAAATTGATAAACCAGCTAAGATAATGGATCAATTAATGGCTATAGATATCAACTCCCGACATCACAGCTAGATAATCCCTATTGATGATATACCTGAAACAATCTCATCTTGGATTACAGTGGTGAAGGGCAGCACAATCACGATCAAAACGTGCCGAAAAGGAAATATCACGAAGGCTGCTCGGGCATACATAAGGAAATATACTGGTCACGACACCGACAATGATCAAGTCAGAGACTCCCACTCTGGACACCCTATGTTAAGATACCTCACAAATACACAGCTAGCAATCTTAGTGTCAAGAACACTGAATCACGCTGTCAAGCAAGAGGGCTTAAATATTACGATAGTCGATGTGGGTTCCAAATGGACCCAGATGATCCCTCTTTTGGATAAATCTCTGAGAGCCTTTCACGCTAAAGGAATATATCTAACGATCAATTACGTTGGATATAGACCCCAAGAAACAACATATGATCAGTTGTATTGGGGAGAGAACGGCAATTACCAATCTCCAAACCCTGCTCTTGTGTGTACACTTCAACGTGGATACTGGGCACCTGAATGTAGTGACAATGCAGACTACACATGGATGTTTGATAGCAATTACTACTTAGGCAATATCCACAAGGGTGACCTGACTAATGGAATGTTACTGATCAGAACACAGCATTTTCCATCAGCACCTGGAGATTACAGACTACCCTGGAATGAGGGTACATTCATAATAAGCAATGGGAAAGTCTGCATGAACACCATAGGATCAGGGAAAAATTACGAGCACCCACTAGTGTTCACGGATCTGGCCGGCATGACAGTGGAATCCACAGGATTCTACAGCCAAGTGTACGGAATGGTCCCATCCACAGAATTCAACTAGGAGGTGCTATGGACGCCGAGATTTGATCCTAGCATTCAAAAAGCTACTCTACAGGATGCATGGTTACATGACATTTTCGAGAACGACGACACCCTGAAGACTGTCAAGAAAAAATTTGTCTTTAGAGACTATTCTTATGCAGAAGTCACTACTCAGATTAAAGATGCAATAACGAGAGAAAAAAGGGACTTGGAGTGTCAGAACCACCCTATTTGGAGATGGTTCAACCAAGACTATTCGTATGATCAGCTCCTCCATAGATGGGTTCGTGCTCAGAACAAAGATTATGAAATGGATATACACAAGTACAAGTTGAAAATATTTGGCTTCTGCTTCATTCAGACGACTGCTATACACAAACCTTAGCAGGTTGGAGATGAAATGGAGGAAATCACCAAAAAGAACTTTGTATTCCATGACAAAACTCGATATCTACCAACAGTGGCAGATGCTTGCGTCAATGGTGATCTGGAGGAACCACCCAAAACCAAAAAACAATTCAGAATAATTCCAGCAAAAACAAAAGAAATTAAAGGTTTCACCATCAAAGATTTCTACGAGACTGGAGAAATTTCTGGGTTGGGAACAAGAGATAGGTACGATGTAGCTCACATGCCATATTCGGAATTGACCGATCAGAAAATATTGTACAATAGAAAAGACTACGAAACTGTCCCTTACCTCAAAATCAAGGAAGGATGGTCCAAGCCCATAGGATCACTTCTAATGATACAGGAAGCGCATCGGGAAGATATATCCGAAAGGTTGGAGTCAGCCAGACAACAGGCTGAATCACTCTTCAATTTAGGATTTTACCCCGACAAAAAGGGTCGATAGACTGATCTCAATGTTCCAATTTTTGACACTGGCTTCACAGTAGTCAACTTCCAGGATGAAGAAGTAAAAGAATTCCAATGGTCAGCAAAATCGCAGCACAATCTATTCTACGGTTTGGCTTATAGACATTTAGCACCTGAAGGGTATTTCGATCTGGAATCCCTCGATGACTTTAGTCAGTTTGCCACAGTTGAAATCGATAAATTAATAGAAAGCTTCGAATTTCCAGACGAGCCATGGGAACCGGCTAAATACATCTTGAGCAAAGAAGCATGGGGACGAGGTAAGA